AATCACCAGCTGTAGACCATAGAGTATTAACATCTTCTTTTAATTTCTCTATATCGAAACTTTCTTCCTCAGACTTCATTGCTTTTTCTAAATCTTTTGATTGTTGACCATGTGCTTTTACGGCCTTCTTCAATTGATTAGCAACATCTTTAACAGTAGGTTCATCTTTACTATCTAAGTCTTCGTTTTTTTCTTTTGCTTTAATTGCTTTTTGTAAAGCAGGTGGTAATTTCTTTTGGCCACTAGTTAACTCATCAACTTTAGCCTCGTCTTTACCTTTATATTTTTTATCTAACTTATTAAAAAAGTCTTTCTTTTCCATATCAGACATTGCGCCGATACCTTTACCAGTCTTTTCTAATTCTTTTTTAAACATATCTTGGTAGGCATTGTCTTTAATATGCTTTTGCATTTCTTTAACGACTTCGCTAATGCTACCACTTTTACTTTCTAAATAACTCATCTTTATTCTCCTTTTACTTTGGCAGCTAAGTCTTTGTCTGCACCACCCCAGGTTCCTGAGGATTTTGTTACAAATGAATTTACTCTAGCGTATGCCCATTGGTGCTGACTAGCACCTGGTCTGTGTCCACCTTTCCAAGCGGCCATACCTCTATCGAAAACTTTTTTTAATATTGAATAAGGCATTCCTGATTTGTCTGCCTTCTTTTTTAAAGCTGCAAGTGATTCAAACATCTCTTTTGATGGATGAATTTTTACTTCTTCTTTTTTAGTTTTTAAACCTGCCTTTTTCATTCTTTCAAGGTCTGATAAAGTAGGTGCGTTTTCTTTTATACCTAATGCCTTTAATCTTTTCTTAACCATCGGTCTTACATCTGACATATTTTTCTTACTAGCAACATATAAATCATCTAGTAATTCGTCATCAAAAATAAATGACATAATTTTATTATCTGCACCTTTAGCAGGTTGTGGTTTTGACATAAAATCTTTTAATGCTTTTTTGGCCTTATCGTAACCAGGCATTTTCTTACCAGAATTATCAGTTACAATACCACCAATCATAGTACCTTCAGCTTTAACTGTTGCACCATAAAAGTTTTTAAGGTCTGTAGCATACTTGTTAAGGTCATCACCTTTACCATCTACTTTCATTACTAAACCTTTTGCATTAATAGTGAAACCATGTTTTGCTAAATCTGTTGAAGCTTTGGCCATTTTATCCATAGTCTTAAAAGTAACAGTCATCTTTTTAAACTCTTTGATTGTTTCTTCTTTTTTCATACCCAATAGTTTATCAGCAATCTCATGTCCTTTTTTGATTGTCTTTTTCTCTAATGGTGGCTCATCATTGTATTTCTTTTTAGCAGTTGACATACCAATTGCATATGCTTTATCTTTTGCCATTTCAGATAGTTCTTCATTAGTTCTTTTTAAAACCTTTTGAACATCTGGATGATTTGATAAACCTTTTGCAATCTTCTCAATTGCCTTAATAGCGCCTGAGTAGTTACCACCTTTGTATCTCTTATCGTTTGCAACACCATATGCCATTTTGATTTGTTGTGTAGTATATTCTACCATGTATTGTTCAAAATGTTCAGATTGTTGCTTACTCATTTTATCTTTTAAATGTTTATATGCAATACCAACTTGTAGTAAAGGTTCGCCTGTTTCAGGATTTACTAACTTTTCAGTTTCCTTTTTAACAGTTTTTGCTTTTTCTGTTTCAGCTTTTTGTTTTAAAGCTGCAATCTCAGCGTCTTTCTTTTCAAGTTCAGTCTTTAATTTTTCTTTATCGTCTTCTTTAGGTTCTTCTTTAGGTTCTTCTTTTACAGACGGTTGTTTTTCTGCCTCGTCTTCTTTTTCTTCACCTAAAATAGCTTTAACATCTCTAACATTTAATTTTAATTCTTTTGCAATCTCGGCTGCTGACTTTCCAGCTTTTACCATTGCGTCAATCTCTGACATTCTACCCTCAGCAACTTCTTCAACTTTCATCATTGAAGCGGCCATATCACCTAAAGCCATTGATACATCACCGTTTGCTCTTTTGTATAAGAAGTATCTTGCCATATTTGGTTTACCATCAGGATACATTGTTACTTTATCTGTGTTGTACTTGGCACTTCTACTTTTACTCTTTACAACAAATTTTTGTTTAGTAGAACCAGACATAGTTGAATTGTAAGTGATAGTCATTGTATCACCTCTTTTTAAACTGTCAAACTTTTTACTATCAATTGCACCCTCTGTAATTTCTAGGTAATCTTGTGTAGCTTCATCTAGTATTTCTACTTCTTCTAAATTTAATTTAACACCTGCTGGTCTAGGGATACCTTTTTGTATCATCTTTGACATAGCCATAACAGATAAGAATGGTATATCTGCTTTAAATATATCTTTTAGACCACTATCTGGAATGTTTTTAAACATTTGTGATAGTTTGTTTGCGTTTGCAACTGAAATCTTTTTACCTCTTAATACTTCGTACTCTTTTTTAAGTCTAGCAATCTGAGATGGACTAAAGTTTTCTTTTACTAATTCTTCGTTTTGATGACCAGGATTATGTGTTAGATAATCTGAAACTGAAGCAATATAATCTTTTGCTTTTGTAATTTTAGATTGTACCCATGCTTCTAATTCATCTGTGTCATCTGATTTAGTTGATAACATATTAGCAAGGTCATTTGCCTTTGCTGAAATAGCTTTTAGTTCACCTTGTGCCATAGATATTTCGTGGTCTTCTTCGACCAACTTTGAAATCTGATTAATATTTGCGTGTTTAATTGCAAGTTGAGTTGGAATATCTAAATCTTTAATCATCTTCTTAATGGCAGGTGTTACATCTTTTGCTGTCTTCATTGCCCAAGTTTTTTTGATGTTATTGATTTGAGTATCGGTCATCTTTGATTTTAAATAATCACTAGGACCTGCCTCTTGTACTTCTTGTTTTGGGTTTCTTACTTGTTCCAGCAAGTCACTCATTCTTTGTCTGTATGCCATTAGTTGTTTACCTTTGCTCCTGCTCTCCACTGGTAGCACGACCAATATCTAGCTTTAGTTTTAGGACCTGGATTGTCGCAATTGTGCCTTGCTCTAAACGACTTTCTCCTTGCTGGGTCATCTCTTTTAATACTTAAACCTGTTGTGTCACCAAATGAAACCTTAATAACATTACCTTTTTCATTCTTTACATAAACATAAAACTTCTTACTACCACCACGAATTGGGTCATTTAGTTTGACCTTTTTGCCTTGATATTCTGATTCGTATATTCCCTCAGCTTCATGCTCGAATATACATTCTTCACAAGATTTATCAATATTTTCGTATTCGTTAAAAGTTTTCATTATAGTTTCTCTATCATTTTAGCAACAACTTCTTTTAGTTTTTGTTGCCATTCTTCTTTGTATCTTTCTCTATATTTATAAACGGTTTCATCTGAAGCTTCCCATTCTTTAATATCTTTTATATCAGGACTAGATGTTTTGTCTATAAAACCTTTGACTTTCTTTACTTCTACACTCTGACCAGGTGTAACTCTCTTAGTATGGTCAGCATAATCTTTACCTATTTCATATGAATCTGATATAAAACCTTCTACTTTTCTTGCGTCTTCAACACTCATACTCTCTGGAACACAGTTTGGCACTTGTTTACCACCCTTGTTCTTCATACCAACTTGTTTATAACCTGTCCAACAAGCGTCTTGTAAGTCTTTCTTCATTTCACCAAACATCTTTTTATACTTCTTAGTATGAATACTTGGTTTTGTTTTTGCGTCTTTGTCGCCTGGGGCTTCTTTGTTATCTTTATTTTTTTTAAAGAAGTCAGCTCTCTTACTCTTTGTATCTTTTGATAGGTTTTTGTAATACTTCTTAGGCTGTGTGCCATCTTTTTTCTTAACATCTCTATCTTGTGGTTGAGCGTCTAAATCTTCTTTAATTTCTGATACTGCTTCGAAACCGTAATCGACATCTAAATCGTGTTCTCTCACTTGTACCTCTCTATCAGCTGCGATTGGAATACAATCCCAAATCCATGCTTTGTGTAAATTGTTATTGTTATCTTCTAGTACGACATAGTTTGTACTTCTTCGTACCACCTTACCTTTTACATCTTCTTTGATATAATCAACTTCATCATCAATATTAAATATCATTTCTCTTATGTAAAGGTCTCTTATTTGTTGTTGTTCAAATTCTTCCATACTTGCAATCGGTCTTACTACTGGCATATGTAAATAATTAGCGGCCAAGTTCATACCTTTTCGGACATCTTTGAAAATCTTTTCTGCGTCAGCGTTTCTTGGTAAACCTTTTTTGAAACTTGCTAGGTCACCTTTGGCAGCTGCAGCCCTCATTTTACTTGCACTCATACCTGTTGCTCCCTCGGCGTCAGGATCCCTTTCGCCGGCAGAAACAACTTTGATGTTGTCAAAGTTATAATATCCATGTCTGGATTTTACATCATTATATTTCTTAATGATGGTTTCAAATTCTCTTACTCTATCACTACCTACAACCATGTTAACATCTGTATAACCTTGATTGTATAGTTTAGTACATATATCTAAAATCATGTTAGTTGTATTGATTTCAATATTTCTTGCATGACTAGGAAATATCTTTTTCATTACATCTAGTTTAGTTCTAGGAGATAGTGGATTCTTTTTAGGGTCTTCACTTCTACTTAAATAAATTTTGTAATCGTTTGCTGGTACAGATTTAACTTTGTTTATAAGTTTCTCATGTCCAATAGTTGGTGGATTAAATCTACCAAATGTAAATG